TCGTCGGCGCAGAACCGTCGTCAACTGGTGCAGCCGAGTCGCCCGAACCGTCGTCGGTAGATCCGCTGTCCGAACCGTCACCAGTGTCAACCGGTGCAGGATTGAGAACCGCATCAACGTCACTCTTGATTTTGGTGATTTGATCGGTGATGCCCGAAACGTCCGCGCGAGCCAAGCTGTTGTCGCCCGATGCGATCAGCTGCTCAACTTCCTGCTCAACAGCGGTAACGCTAGCGAGAATTCCGTCAAGTACCGACTGATCGACCTTTACATCTGACATGAGTTTATCCAACTTTCCATTGATCTGGGTGAGTATTCTTTCCTCAGATTTGACAACTTGCTCTGTCAAATACCAAGCCAATTCACGCACGTATTCGGCGATTCTAAGGATCACGGTGCGCTCCATCTGTCAAGTCTCCCATAGTTAAGCAGCCTTAATCTCCACGCCGATAGTAGCGTGCGATGCGGTATTTGTGGTAGAAAACGCGCTGATTCCGGCGCTAGGAACTCCATCGGCAATCAGCCCGTATTTGCCAGGACCATTGACCGATCGCCCTCCGGCTTGACGCTCAACCGGAGTTGCCGCACCGGCAGGACTGGCATTGCCGCCATAGCCAAAGAACCCGAAACTGCCCGATGCCAAACCCGACAATGACAGTGCTGCACCAGCTGCGCCATATTCTACCGCCGCTACGCCCAATGGTGAGCTTTGGTTGACTCCGGTATAGAAAGCGGGAATAACCAAAACGCCATCGCCGTAGATACCAGAGCCGTAAGTGAAAACGCCAGTGATGTTATGTGAAACATTCAACGTTGGTGCAATCTTGTAAAACAGAACGCAACCGCCGGTATTGCCGTTATTAATGTCAATCCGTGAACCGGGAACTTCAGTGAATGCGCCATCGACACTAGAGTTGCACGCAACAGTTCTGTTAGCAATAACTCCGGCATTAAGGTTTGTCGTCACGACAAGCGCCAACAGTAAAACGTTTGTTCCAGTAGGAGTCAACGCCGCATTATTAGTAGTAATGGTTGGTCCAGAAGTATTTTTATATTGCGCTGCCGCAGAGCCGCCGTACACCACTTGCCCAGCGCTTTTTCCTGTTGCCGCATAAATTCCAGCTCTAGATAATCGACTCATGCGCTCAAGTCTCCAATAAGCGCCCACGTATTACTTCCACGCCAACGCAATACCGCACCAGAATATTGTCCGGTCAATTTCTTTTTGCTTCCCGAACTATAAATCAATACAGAACCCGATGCCGGACTGATTGTCACTTGCCCTGCACCGACTTGCCAAATCTCAAAACACGCACCAACCAGGCCAGAAGAAAAAACAGAATCGTCAGGAACAGTAAGAGTAATGGCCGCTGCGTTATTTAATTCAATAACTTTACCTATATCCCCTTGGGCAAGAGTGTATGTGGTTCCAGTCTGACTATTTACCGCAAGGCAGGCTTTCTGAACATCGGCAGTATTATCGACCAATGTCAAACCGACATCCGCTTTAGTCAGGGCTAAACCAGTTTTCAAACTGGCTGCGGTAATATCGGCAGTTCCATCAAAAGCTTGACCGGCAATATTGCGCGCTGTTGCCAACTTCGTTGCCGTGCCTGCGTTGCCCGTTGCCGACCCAGCTGTGGTGGCGGTGCTCGCACTGCCTGCGGTCGCGGCATAAGACACCGACTTCGCTGCATCAGCAGTATTGTCAACGCTACCCAAACCAACATCAGCCTTAGCCAATGCTAAATCTGTTTTGACTTGCGCCGGAGTGCGATTAGTAAACACACCGGATTTACGTTGAATAATGTCATTGTCTGATGCACCGGTCAAACCCGCCAGTGAAGCCAGGATAGCTGAATACACCTGCAATTGGTTATTAGAAACATAATTATCAATGGAATCATTAGCCGCATCGCGACCACGGACATAGGTGAAATACAGATTTGTCGAGCCTTCAGGAACGGCATCAGTTGATCCCGGTGAAGCGACGAGTTGGATATACGCACTTCCCGACCAGCGGTATTCAAAGTTCGTATCTTGAGTGACGTAGATTTTCCCCGATTCACCGGTTGTAGGCAATGCTGCAAAATTAGCAACTTCGAGAACGTCATCGACGTAGCTGGGCAAATACGTTGATGAGATTTTCGCTGTCGCGTCAAGGGGCGCAATACCATTGGCGACACCGACGCTGCTCGAATCGAGCTTTCCAGCAATCACGGTCGCTAGCGCTGATGCGAGCTTGGCCGATGTGACCGATCCATCGGTGGGCGTGCGCATATCGGAAAATCGTGAATCGGTAGTCAGCGCATAGTTGGCAACTAGGTATGCCAGATTGACTAGATCGCCGCTGTTAGTCGGTGCGCCAGCATTTTTCGCTACCGATGTCGCTAAATCAATTCCGTTGTTTGCGGTCAGCAATGCGCTGAAAGTTTTTGCGCCAGTGAGTGTTTCGGACGATGCCAGGTGGACAACCGCAGAATCCAAAGCATATGACCCAAGTTGATTTGTCAACCATTGCGCCAATGCCGTAATTGCCGCAGCAAGTTTGTTAAGGGTGTCATGATCGGTATCGGCACCATCAACCAAAGCTATTGTTGCCGTAGACACCGCGTCATCGACATAAGATTCTGATGCCCCGCCCGAGCCACCATTGGCACTAAACCACGCTTTGGTCACCAAGTCTTGATCGTCAACCGGATCAGCGGCGTTCTTGGCGTTTTTGCCACCAAAGTCAGTGTCCTCATTGAGTGTTACTGCCTCATTGAAAACTGCGGTATCTTGGTAGGTTTTTGATCCGGCAACTACTTCGTTTCCAGTTTTGTGAACGACGGCGGTATCAATAGCTTTGAGATTTACCGATGCGCTCAGGGTTGCAATTGCCGCAGTCAGAACCGTGTTAAGTTTGCCCAGCGTGTTGCGATCTGATGCGGCGCTATCGACCAATGCCGTAACGGCAGTGCCGATGGCGGTGTTGACATCGTCAATAGTGACACCGCCGGTTGGCGAACCCGATACCCAATCTTCGTACATCTGCAAAATGAGGCGATAGTAGATTTCGGCCATGGATGGTGTAGGAAATCCGTTGTCGGGCTGACGAATTCGTGGTCCATCGGGTGCGCCGACATAGAAGTCAGGAAATTGCGCAAGCACGTTGAGCTGTTGTTCAGTGAAATCTGTTTCAGGAATCGACCACCCGTTTTGCACCGACCACACGTCGTCAGTATCAACGGTCACCCCGGTGGCAGCCCATGCAGCAACATTGATGGTGCGCACGGAACGATTTCCGATAAACCAAACAGCAGTCATGGTCAGCTTTTCTTTTTGCGTCGTTGCGGTCGTGGCGTAGAAACCTTGACTTTTTTCGTGGCTTTAGTATACGAAGCAATTCCTGATTTGCTTTTTGCTTGCGCGGTTTTGTGGCTACCGCGACGAACAATCAGTGTCGGCCCAGCGCCACGAGAAGTTCCCAAACGTACCTGCGAACCGCCGACTTTTTTGCGCAATGCCGGATTTTTAAAGCTGACGTTATTGCGAACTAGGTTAGCGAGTCCTCTTTTTCGAGAGCCAGTCGGAGCTGCTTTTTCGATGCCTTTAGAAATCGCTTTATCAATGGCTGTTTGTTTTCGCGTTGATTCAATGCGAACATAACCGCCGATGACAATACGCTTATGGGTGCCAGGCACAATAGTGCCAGCATTAACACCAACAGTTGAGGATCGTTTGTTGACGCGAGCATAGGGCACCGTTGCCTTTTTCAGACCCGACAAACCGACCGGACGACCGTGGTGATTTTTGCGTTTGAGTCGAGCCAGCGCAAGATTACGCCGCGATGCTTCGCGTTGCGCTGCGGTTCTGGGAACTGCCATCAAATTTTCCTCTGTTTTGCTTTCGGATAAACTTGATTTGCTTGAGCCTTAGATAGCGCTACACCTAAAGCAACACCGGTACCGATTTTGAGTACATTGCGACGAAGCTTTTTATTCACGCGATGATTGGCCGCGCGTTTGCGCGCACTGATACGCTGCGCCCGGCGGATGTTCGCCAGTCGCAGTGCCGTCAATTGATAACGAGCGCGAGCCATTATTTCATATGCCCAAAAGATCGCCGAACTTGACTTTTTGTTTTCTTTCCGTGAACAACCTTTTTGGTATAATGAGTGGCAGCAACATTGCCTGCCACTGCTGTTGCAGCATAAGCTGCGCCTATATACGTCGCGCCATGCTTACGAAAATGTCGAGCAGTTTTGACTTTGGCTACCGCAACTTTGCCACCAAAACCTTTTTTACGCTTAGCTCGTGCCAACGCCAGATTTCGTCGTGCAGCGGCAATTTGTGCGGCACTTTTCGGTTTCGCCATGACTGTCCTGTTCTACTTCGGTGTTCTAGAACCCTTTTTCCCCGAATGTTTGCTCTCTGGCAGGCGACGATAGCGAACTACTTTGCCACCTTTTGTGCGATGGCTTTTCTGTCTTGCCCACGGCTGATGTGACGCCCATGCCCAACGCCACTGTTTCTTACTTTTGAAACCATGGTAAACGCCTTTTTTCTTGCCAGTTTTCGTGCGTTTGGCCGTCATAGCTACTTCTTTTTGGTGCCTCGTGCCGTCTTCGTGGATGATTTCTTTCGGCCACTTTTAGAAAATGGCGCAGCTTTTTTGCCGCCGAAATTGGACTTTCGCTTGACCATGACATCAGCTCCCGTATTGATCATCGCACACCGTACAAAATCGCCAATGTTGCTGCGGCACTGCCCACAATCGACACGTCCGTCGCGCCAGCAAAGTGCAGCGTTTCACCAGCGGCCAAGGGATAACCGTTTGCCGCAGAAACGCCAGTATTTCCGAAATAGATGATGCCGTCGCCCACGTTTTTGACGATACATTCACCGGTAATGCGCAACGATTGAGCAGCGGTAGTCACGGCAACGATCTGTGGTTGAAACATAGTTTCACTTTCTCTTCAATCCGGGAATTACCAGTTTGATTTTGAACCCAGTTTTACCAGGAATCACTCGTGTTGAGGCGATGAATTTACGAATCGAACCCGTAGAGCCAAAGCTAGCCATGGCCCTATGTTAGCCGTTGACGCTCACCGCAGAGGTGCCTGAGCTGCCCGTGTCGCCGCCAGAATTATCGATGCCAGCTCCAAAGCCGTCCGTACCTGTACCGGTGCCAGCAAGGCCATACGGGTCAAGGGCAGCCGCAGCGGTAGCCGCTTGAGAGCTGAGCAGTGCCGCAATGCCCGTATCGTCAAGAGCCGCGCCCGTTGTGGGATCAACGTCGGGATATTTCCAGCCCAAATCACGAAGTTTCGCAATCGCCATCGACGTGAGAATCAGATTTGACTGTTCCAGCAAAACCGTTTCTTGAATATCTGCGGTGCGATCGTCGGGCATCGGATTATCGAAAATCGACACCATCGACATTTGCGCCATCACGTCGATGTTGCCAAAAACTTCAGACTCATATGCGGGCAACCACATGGTGACAATATCGTTGAAGCATTGATCCATTGTTGTGACGACATCGAGTTCTGTTTCTTCGTTCGCTGAAATCAACGGTGCCATTTGCAGCGTTAACGAAATTCCTGATTCTGCTGTTGTCACGTCGACGCGACCAATGGCAATTTCAGGCAACCCGCCAGCCTCGCTGATACCTTTGTCATTGAGCATATTGATGTGATCCTGAAACGGCGACACATCCGATACGCCAGTGACGCGCTCAAAGGTTTGTTCGGCACCGATTTCGATAATCTGCTTTGGTCCGATATTCCAATCGGTGATGTTGCCGTTATCGTCAAGTGGTGGCCCAGCGTTGGTCATGTACATGCCTAAACCCTGGAAAACCATTGTCGCATCTTCATCAGTGATGGACTGATTGATTGAGTACATAATGGTTTCCATGCCCGCAAGCAATGACGTTCCCCACGTCGTTCCTTGCATCTTGCGAGTGCACCATTTGTAGACCGGCAATTGCACGATCGGTTGTGGCAACTCGAAAACCGGCTCATCCATTTCCGGCCACGGAACTTGTTCCTGTTTGCTTTCTGCGGTGATGCTGCGATCGTCCCACTTGCCGATTTCCCAATGCGTCAATTCAGAAGTAATCGCAATAACGGTTTCCGTGGGATCGTAAACTTTGCGAAATGTGCGACGACGAGCAATCTGTGCCGCTGGTTTATCGGGCTGACGAAAATCCTGCACCGATTCAACAATGTGCACGCCATCGAGTTGTTGAGGATCGTTGACCGCATCAATTTCGAAAACGTAGCGCGGATCAAGTTCGATCATCGAGATACGTCGCCCAGAAACTTTATTTGGTGAGGCATAGATGTAAAAATACGCATCGCCGCGAACTAATCCCCATCGTTTATTGGAGTTGAACTTTTGAGTGATTGCTTCGCGTTTCCACCAATCAAGTGCCCATGCGTCTACCGCTTGACGCGTTCCCTCATCGCCAGTTGCCTCAACCAAATAGCT